CGCCAGCGGATAGCGAAGCTTCTCCATCTGCGTCCAGAACCGCAGCAGGGATGTCACCTCGTTCACCGGCCCCATGGCGCCCTGCTGGAAGTTCATCCGCGCTTCCTTCCACAGCGCCTGCCGGTCGGTGGCCAGCGGCGCGGCGCTGTCGCAGCTGAACAGAAAATCGGTGTTATACTGCCACTCCCCTGCTTCATCCTGATACAGAAAATCGTGGCGGTCGAATACCAGATACTCCGTCTCCCCGTTCTCATTGGACTTGTGGAGCCAGCGGGGCTCCTCACAGTAGGCCAGAAAAAACTTGAAGATCACCTCGAACAAATCCTGATACATGGCCCGCTTCATCACTCGCTTGCTCTCCAGGCGGCCCGCCGCCTGCTGGGCGCTGAACTCCTTGGCCACGGCGCTGGTGGCGGTGGGATCCTTCCGGCCCTGCAGGCTGTCGGTGATGCCGATTGTCTGCCGAGCCTCCTCATAGACCTGTGCCCGCAGCGCCAGATCCATGTTGATATCCACCTGCGTGTTAAACGTATGGATCATCTGCATCTTGTTGGGACTGTCCACCCGCACGATCCGGTTGTCCTGATCGTTCACGATCGACACCCCGTCCCTGGGCAGTGTGGTGAAGCTGCCGCCGCCCAGTACCTTGGTCTTGATTTTGGTGGACAGCTGGTTCATGGTGTTCTGCTGGTCGGCGATGGCGTCAATGTCGCTTGAGCCCAGAAATCGCCCGAATTTGCTGACATTCTTCCGCACCACGATGGGATACACATCCGGTTTGTAGTAGGGAATGCGGGTGGGAACCATTACCGGCATGTACCGCACCGCCGCCGGGCCGTTCACGGCTCGCAGCTGCGGCAGCACTCCCGCACCGTCCGTCAGCGGCTCCAGCGCGGGCTGGCCGAATTCGTCCCGCTGCTCCGTCATGGCGGGGATGGTGGTGCCATTCTGCGTGACGATATCCTCTGTCAGCTCCTCGTACTCCTCCACCTCCACGGTAAACTTGGTGCTCTGGCAGTATCGGCAGCGGTGGCCGTCTCCCACCTCGCCGCAGGCGGCGCATTTCTGTACCCGCCGCACCTGATAGTCCTCCAGATCCTCCACCACCGTGTCGTTCACCCAGCGGTAGCGGCCGATTCCGCCCTTGCCGTTGCGGTAGTAGCAGGTCACCAGCGTCACGATCTCGCCGCTGTTGTCGGCGCTGTCGCCCAGTCGCCGGGCGTCGGGGTCGGATTCATTCTCGTTCTCCTCCAGCGCCACGCCGAAGGCCTCTCTGATCTGCCGCCGGGTAGCGGGCGATTCCAGAAAGATCCAGTCCATGTCCGCCACCTGACTGACGTTGGCCTGAGGGATGATCCCTCTGGGGTGCATCATCGTTACCCGCAGGTCGCCCATCCAGTCCTTGCCGCTGATGCCGTCCTGCCAGTCCACCAGCAGGCCGTGGCCGCCCTGCACGGGGCTGATGCGCTCCCCTTCGTCGTTGAGCCGCTCAAAGGGCAGCTTGTCGATCACGTTCCGCAGCAGGTTCTCCACCACGTCCGCCAGATGCTCGTCCTCCTGCCGGATGGCCGTCACCTTGGGGGTGGGGATATCACTCTCCACCTGCGCCTCGATCAGCTCAAAGGCCACGTTCCGCACGTGGCTGGCCCGGCCCGCTTCTGCTTTGGCACCGTCCGGCCGGTAGATGGTGGGATCGCCGTCGTAGATACTCTCCCGCTTCCCCATCCGGTCAAGCTCCGGCTGTATGGCCTCCTTGGCCGTCTCCAGCCTGTCCTGCCATTGCCGCAGCTTCCGCAGTTCCTCTCGTTTCATGTCCATCCTCCTCAAAATTCCCGGCCGCCACCGGAAAGCATCGTCTCGTAGCCGTCGGCGGCGTCCTCGTCCTCGCTGCGCTCTATGCGCTCCAGCATACCGTTCAGCATCCCAAGGGCTTTCAGGCAGCCTTTAGAGTCAAATTGCCAGTCTCCGCTCTCAATGTAGTCCCGCATATTGCTGTCCCATTGCAGCACCGGCGTGGCGGCAGCGCACCGCTCATACACCCGCCACACCTCCACCGCCAGCGAGTGGCGGGTGATACCCAGGCTGTCGAATTCCTCCTTCAACAGCGCGTCCCGATATTCCCGCACCGCCGGGTCTTTCATCAGTCTGCTTGCGGTCTGGGCGGCGCTCTTTTCGCTGTATCCAGCCCGGATGGCGGCCCTAGTGCCGTTCATGTCCACCAGCCACTCCCGCACGAAGCGTTTCTGCTTGTCTGTGATGGGCTTTTTTACATCCTCCGCCACACTGCTGCCCTCCCCTCCGTCAGTTGATTACATTTCGTTATCATAATTCTGGCACGGGTAGCCCCTCCGTTATCACAGACTTTCCGTAGGCAGCAAAAATCCCGGAAGCCGCGCCGCAGCGCAGTTTCCGGGAACTTTATCTTGCGAAAGACCGCCAGTTATCACAAAATGATGCTCCGTCACCACCGCTCATAGAAGCTTTTTCGCATGGTATACAGCATACTCTCTGAAATGGCATGCTCCATTGCGATAGACGTAATGGAACGGCTGGTAGTCATGACTTCAAAAAGGGCATGCTGATACGCACCTGCGACCTGCTCGCAGATGTAGCGTATCTTCTCCTGCACCCAAACCGGCTGTGACCGCCAGTCCAGACAGGTGTAGCGGATCAGCCCCTGTTTTTCTTCCGGCAGGTCGACCCCCCGCAGCTTCTTAAAGGCCATCGTCCTCGCCCTCCTCTCTGGCGCAGGCCACGGCCATCTCCTTTCGCCCGCCGATCTTCCGCGCCGGGTCTTTCTCTCTGGGTATGTAGCGGACGAAATCCTGCCCCACCTCCGGGTCATACCGCGTTCCGGGCAGCACTGTGGCCCCGGCAGGCACCCGCAGCTGTGCGCCGGACGTGACCACCGTCCGGGTGATCTTCGGCTTTTTCAGGTTCCGGCTGCATGTGTATTTCTTTTCGTCGGCCACGCCACGGCTCTGGTTGATGATGTACTTGGCCAGCGGATAGTAGTCCTTCTGGTGCCGGATGAACTGCACGTCCACGCTGCCCTGACCCCAAATGTCGTCCACCTTCTCCTGCCGCAGATACAGCACGCCGTCCTCCATCCGGAATCCAGCACCGGTCATCACCAGATGGGCGTGGGGCCGCACCAACTCCCCCGTCTCGCCGTCGATCTCGCTGGGGGCCAGATACCACTTGCATACCACCCCGGCCTTCTTCATCCGGTAGCAGAGCCTGTCCACGAATTTCTTTGCTTCCTTCTTCACACCATCGAAGGTTCCGCCGCACCGCGCCATGTGTTCCCCATCCAGCTTCAGCGTCAGCCACACGTCCCCAGCGCGAAGATTGCAGTTGAAGGAGCGGGCCAGCTGCAAGATCGCGTGCTGGCGGTTGCCCTCCATCTTCTTCTCGCTGCTGTTGCCCCGCATACGGCTGCCCCGCTTGGACGGCCGCCGCATGGTCTTACTCTTCCGGCGCTCCACCACGCTGCCGGATACGATCTTGGTTATCACATACATTCCCTCCTTCGATTTCATAGGCTTTCCTCCCACGCTTCCCGCGTATAATAAAAATCAAAGACGCCCGCGCACAGGAGCCATCCTTCACATTTCTCGCATCCGTCATAAGCCCCTTGCGTTTTTTCAAGCCATCCGGGCGGCGGAAGTCCGCCCCGCTGTCTCTCGCAAGAGGCTTTGCCGGTAAACTTAGGCGTTTAAGAGCCCCGCAGATACGCGCGTGCGCGTATTATATATAATGTGCTTCGATCTCTCATAGCGCCGCCCCGCCGTGCCTACGTCCGTACCCCACGCATCTGCGCAGGCCTTCGGCCAAGAAGGGCGGCATTATCAGATATCGAACATTATTTCCACACCACCGCCCAGCCCCGGAAGGGGCTGGGCTTTTCTGTTATTCCAGTGGCTCTGCCACCAGCTCCGCGGTAGGCCCTTGATCCTCTCCACCGATGGTGTAGCTGATCCGCAGCGCCATGCTCCGGATCAGCTGTCCCTGCACCGTGACGGCGGCGTGGCCCATTTTGCCCGCCAGAGCGGCGGTCAGAATGTCATGGAGCTTGGCCACGGTCACATAGGGCTCAGCATGCCCGCCGACCACCTCCACGCTTTCGGACTGTTCCTCGCCGTCCGTGTCGTGCTCCGCCGTCTCCTGCGAGGCCGCCGCTTTCCGGTTGGGCTTGATGCCCTCCTCACGCCGCCACTCGGCAAACTTGTGAGTGCCGATGCCCAGCAGGTTGGCGGCCTCCTCGTCGGTCATGCCCTGCTCCAGCAGTTCCCGCGCCGCTGCGGTGTCCACGTCGATCTTCCGGGGATTGGGCTTTTTCCGCTCCGTCGGCTTCATCGCGCCCAGCTGCATCAAAACCTCCTCGATCTCTTTCGGGGAACATCCGTTCAGATCAGCCAGCACGCCGATCTGCGCCTTGGGGTTTCTGGCCGTGCGATAGCTGGCCACGATCTCTTTGGCGCCCATAGGCAGTTTTCTCTCCGCCATGGTCACTCCTCCGTCATTTCCAGCGCTACCTTACTGGCCGCCGCGATGCCCAGCCAGTTGGTGGTCATGGTCATGCTTTCCCGTGCCAGCTCAGCAGCCAGTGCGCCGTAGGCGTCTGGGTCATTCTCGCGGATGGCCTTCCACATGTCCTTCTGCACATTTTTGATGTTCTTCAGCAGGTCGTCGCACTCCTCCACCCGCTTGCGCAGGTCGGCCCAACTCTCCTTATCGCTGGCAAAGCCCCGGCCCCGCTGCTCCGTGAGGGCGGCCACCTGCTCGGCCACCGCCGCCTGCAAATCGGCATATGCTTTTTCGTTACCCATGTTCATTCCTCCACCTTCACCACATAGGCCCCGTCAAAGCCCGCCGCCTCCGCCTTGGCCCGGAAGGCCTCCGCGTTGACCAGTACCCGGAACGCGCCGATCTGTACCCGGTACAGGGCGTTCTCTTTCTCCTCCGGCGTGGCAGGTTCCGCCGGGGCACCGTTGTCATCCTCGGCGGGCGGGACGTAGGCCACGCCGAAATACTCACAAATCGCCTGCACCGTCTCCTCGGCGATCCGCTCCATGTTGTCCACCAGCCACTGGGCATCCTCCGGGTTGTCGTGGAACGCGAACTCCGGCAGCACCGCCGCCATGTGTGTGGCCCGCAGCTCATAGAGCCGGTCGTCCTCCACCAGAAAGTCCGGCGCACCCGGCGACAGCGGCCCGATACGATCCTGGATCAGCTTGCCGATGCGGCGGCTCCGGTCGCTGGGGTAGCAGTGTACCCGCGTCCCTGCCGCCTTGCCGTTAAAGCCGTTGGTGTGGGGCGCAACGTGCATGTCGGCGGGCCAGTTGTTAGACTCCTTCACCCGGTCGTACATGTTGCCGTACTGGGCGTTGATGACCTCGAAGCTGCCGCACCGCAGCAGTCCCCGCTCCATGTAGTCGGCGCAGCGTCCCATCTGCTCCTTTTCATTGGTGGTGTGCCCGTTCCACAGTGCCGAAGATGCGTACACATTGCTGGCCCGATCCTCCGGGGAGATGTAGATTTTGTATTTCATTTTTCTGCTCCTTTCTTAATTCACCCTTGACACAGGGAAATTTTTCGATTATAAAGTAAAATAGGAGGTGACGATGCATGAAACTCAACAACAAGTTCTTCACACACGTCTGCTGCGCCCCTAGTCCAAGGGCGTAACGAAACAAGGATCGTTAAATCTCCGCCCGAAGAAAGGGCATCCACTATGATCAGCACTTATGATGTTGTTTCCGTTGGCTTGATGACTGTTCAGACCATCATCGCGCTGCTGTTGCTCATCATCGAAATCAAAAAGAATGAATAAGCCCTAGCCCACTGCTCCCTCAGCGCAATGCTGGGGGAGCAGTTTCTTTGCTTACCGTGCCCAGCGTTTCTCCAGCATCTTCCGCGTCTCTGCATCGGCCCGGTTGTAGTCCTCCCACATGTCCGGCGTCCAGTGACTCTTGTCTCCGCCGGGCTCCTCCACGGTGTATTGCTGCTGGCTTCTGGCCATCTGGGCGATGGCGGCGGCGATCACAAGGTCGTCGTGCTGGCCCTCCGCCGCCTGCGGCTTCCGGTTCTTGTCGTACACAAATACGATCATCTCCCCCAGCGTCCACCGGCTCCGAATCACATGGGGAGATTCCTCCATCACCGTGTGCAGCTCCGCCAGCATCTGGGGCCGGCTGGCGGTTGTTGTGTGCCAGCCGAAGGCCTTTACCATGGCGTTGGTGTAGGTGTCGAATCGTTCCCGTTGATAGAGCTTGGGATAGTTCCATTCCTCCAGCTTCCGCACCGGATAGGTGCCAAAGTTGACCTCGATGGCGGCCAGCGCCGTATTGTAATACCGGCCCAGACAATACACCTGCCGGGCGTAAAGGATCTCCGATTGCCGCTGCTGCAATTCTGCCACCTGTTCGCCGGTGCGGTTGTCCAGCACGTGGGCAGTGAAGCAGTCGCTGCCCTCGCCCGCCGTGTCGCCGCCCAGCACATAGGGCACGCCCTTCTCCGGCTCCTTCCAGATGCGGACGGCGCCATCGGCGGCGGGGGTAAATTGCCAGTTCCGGGGTTTCTCGCCCTGCTCCTCCGGCGCGTCGTAGGTGAACCACCCCGTGACCGCCGGCTCCGGCGCGTGCATCTGCTGTACGGCCAGTGCCTGATTATCAAAGAACGGCGTACCGCTCAGCAGGAAGGCCTCCGCCGGCGTGTTGGGGTACTCCTGCCGGAACTCCTCCACGCTGCCGCCGCAGTTGGCACGGATGCACCACCGCCGCCATTGCAGCTGCTCCTCCTCCAGTCCGAAGTCCCGCTGGAGCTGCCGCTCCTCCTCTGTCCACTCCGTGCCGGGCGGCACCGCCATGCGGTAGCCTTTTTCCAGATACCACGGCAGGAATACCGGAATCCACTCGTTGGTGCCGTTCTCCGCCCCGTCCCACAGCTCCTTGAAGTGGTCATAGCCGTTGGCGGTGGATTCGATCACCACCATTGTGCTGGGGTCGTTGGGCACCGTCTGCATAATGCCCAGCAGCAGATCCTTCTTGTCCTTCGGCCAGAAGGCATATTCGGAGATATGTACGTTGGTCAGCGTGTCCGACCGGCCCACGCTGCCGCTGCCCGCCGTCTGGCACCGGATAGAGCTGCGCAAGCCCGGCCTTTTGGCCTTTTCCTTTGGCTCTCTGGTGGGGTTCTCAAAGACCAGCTCCTTGGCATTGCTGTTCTTCCGCATGGGCTGCATCCGCCGGGGCAGGCAGTCATAAAAGAGCTTGTTCATCTTGAACAAGTTGCCGGTGGCACCGCTGTCATGGGCCACGATCAGGGTCTTTACATTGGGCCGCGTCACAGTGTCCTGAAACATCAGCGCCTCCGTCACCGTGGAAATGCCCTCCTGCCGCCCTTTCAGTATGATAATGCGGATGGGCTTGCCCAGAGCCGCCTGCTGCCGGATCACGGCATACAGGTTGCTCTGGGCTTCGTTGAACCGCAGCGGCACAAGCTCCTGCTTCTTGTTGCGGATCACCAGCAGGCTTTCGCAGTATTCTTTCGGATTCCGCAGATTCATGCCGACGATCCCTCCCTTGTGATTTGGTGCGGCGGGACGCCACACCATCGGTAGTCATTTCGTAGGGGAGGGGCTCTGCCCCTCCCGCGCGGACGACCGCAAGGGTCGCCCCCTACGCACCGCCTTTCGGCACCCGCTTCGTAGCCGGGGTGCCCTCTGTGTAGGGGCCGATGCCCACATCGGCCCGCTTACAGCCCCAGCGTTTTCAGCGCATTTTCCACGTCCTTCTGTGTCTGGATCCTCCGCCCCTCCACGAAGTGGCGGCACTCCTCCGGCGATACGCCTCCCCGTGTCAGCGGCGCGGCCAGCGTGGCAAAATCGCATAAAAATTCCTCGCTGCCATGCCTCCACACGCATTTGTAGCACTTCGTGCCTTTTCGTGCCTGTGCAGGCCGCTCATAATAGGCTCTTTTCACGGTTTGATCACCCGAACCCCGGCATACAGTATGCCATTGAGCATCTGATAGCGGATCAGGCCCTTGGCCTCCAGTTCCTCCATCAGCGCCTCCTGCACCTTCCGGCGCACCTCCGGCCCGACGGCCTCCGGCTTGTCCACCGTCAGCGGATCACAGACCAGCTTGCCCTGTACCTCCACCAGTTCAGTGGTCGAGAGCATCTCAACACCAAATCGAACCGCATTCAGCTTTCGGTTCTGAGCCGGACTATTTTCGGGTCGTATCTGTTTTTTGATCTCACGCTCAACATCGCCGCGCAGAACATATGCGATTTTAACTTTATTCATCAGGTGTTTCCTCCAACGATTTGATATACCCGGCCGCGATGTTCTCAAGAAAGATGTTCATCGGTTGGGAGAACACGATCCCCGATGATACGTAGCTTATAGAAAAGTGAATATCCTTCATTTCCTGTGGATGCTCCGGGTCGCTCACATCCAGCATGGCCCCACCCACTTCACATGGCAGAATAGCCACGCGCCCGGCCTTGTCAGCCTCGGCAATCTCCCGCAGCCGGTCAACCGACTTTTGCGCCGTTCCGTTGGTACACCCACACACCCGGCAGGTGCTGATATCTGTTTCCGGTGCCCAATCGCACATTCCGCCGCATATCGGACACGCTGCCATCTGGCCTTTCGGGCCAACCGGATCGGGATGCCCGCCGGAGCCATGCAGCGCCGCCAGATGGAACCGCAAGCCCTCGTTGGCTTGCCGCAGCGCATCGATCTCCCGCTGCTGGTTCTCGATCAGGTCAGCGGCGGCGGAAAGGTCGTCGCCCAGTGTAATAGGCGTCTCCCACTCGTTGCCTGCCGCCCACTCCGCATGCTCCCGCAGCGCCGCTACGATCTTCTCACGTGTCATACAGCCGCTTCCTCCTCCCCTGCCAGCCGTGCCCGGTGCGCTGTCACCAGCGCCCTGGCGCGCCACAGCGATACCTCGGAAAAGTCCAGCTCACAGCCGATTTTCGGCTCCACACATCCCTCGGCGCTGCCATAGGAAAATTCATGCTGTATGAAGTCGCTTCCGTCCGGAAACGAAAGCAGCCAGCCGTCGAATAGGGGCTCGATTTCCGCGTCGATGCCAAGCTTCCGGCAAAACACATACAGCGCCCATATCTCAAAGTACCGGTTTTCCTTCATGGATTCCCAGTACCGCAGCTTCGCGGCTCTGGCGTTTCTGGCGTAGCCGCCCCCCAGCATGGCCGTGCTGATGACCACCAAAATGACCAGTAAATACAATTTCCACGTCATATAGCGATCCCTCCAATCTGCTGGCTCAGGGCCTGCATGGCCCGGCCCAGCTTCTCACGCTCACCCTCAGGCTGCTGACGAAGCAGCTCCGCCAGAGCGTTCACGTTTGCCACCGTCTGGTCGAACAATGTTTTGAACTTAATAAGCCCCTCGTTGCCCGACGCCGCCAGCTTCTTCCGGGCGGCCTCTGCCTCGGCCTTGTAGCTCTGGGCGGCGTCCAGCGCTGCGTCCTTTTCCTTGGCGGCAGCGGCGGCCTGCTCCTCAGCTTGGCGCAGGCGTTCCTGAGCCTCCGCCAGCGTCTTTTTTGCCTTTTCCACCTGTGCGGCCGCCGCCTTCTCCGCCTCAAGGCGGGCGGCGGCGATCTGTTCCGCGCTGGCGTCCACTGTCTGCACCGCCACCTCCACAGGGCGGCTGCGCAGCTCCTCCAGCTCTTTCCGCACCCGCGCCAGTTCCTCCTGCGCGGCCAGCGCGGTGTCCTTGGCCTCCTGAATGTCAGCGGCGGCTTTTTCGGCCTCCTCCCGTGCGGCGTTCCGCTCGGCAATGGCCTTTTCCAGCTCCTTCACCGTCATGCTGGAAACGGTCTTTTCCTCACCGTTCACGGTGTGCTTTTCGGCGGCGAAATCCTCCCGCTCAGATTCCGGCAAAGCCAGTAATACCAATGCTTTGGAGATACTTAAATCCGCAGATAATGCGGATTTTCCATACTCCTTCCACAGCCGCATATACTGCTGTGCGCTGCGCTCGGAGAAGGCCACTTTTTCCTCCAGCCAGGGCAGCCATTCCCCGTGAGAAAGCTGCCCTTTCGCCTCCACCAATCGCTTGCCGATTTCCAGAATGGCAGACCCAGCCTGCCGCTTGTAGAAGTTGATCTCCTCGGTGATGACCTCAATGTCCCGCTCCTCAAAGGCAGCGTCCATCTCGGCCAACTCCTTCGTGGTCAGATTTAATTCTTCGCTCATGCCACATCCTCCTTATATTTCTTTTTCGGCAGCTTAGGCCTGCCGTCCTTATAGCGCTTGCTTCCGGCGTTTAGCCATTCCAGCCATTCGTCCAGAAATGCCCCATACAGCTTTCGGGCCGGTATTGCTTTTGGATTTTCCGGGCAGGCCACGCAATCATTGCGATACCCGTAAACTTGCCGGATCGTATTCCCATCCATTTCAATCGTGACCAACGGCACATGGGGCTTGTCCCTTCGCCGGAGAAACAGAATTGTTGTCTTGCCTGACAGGTGGCGGTCAGCATAGCCGCCCACGCAGTGCTCCAGCCGCTTGCCCTCCTCCACGATCTCCCCGGCGTTGACCGGGGCGCGGATCAGGAGTGTGTCGCTCCAATAGAGGTATCTGGCGGTCAGCTTTTGCAGCCGCGCCTTGTATTTTGCGTTCGCTTCTGTGCTGCGTCGGTTGGCGCAGATCGCGCTCCATGCCGCTGTTACCGTGTCGTGCTTCGCCCAGAAGTCTTTCGGCAGCAGGTGGATGGTATTGCTCAGATCCAGCCCGCACCCATCCGCCGCCGTGATGTAATCGGCATAAGCGGAAAGCGCGGCGTTATTACCCCAGCGAGTTTTTCCGTGGTGCCGTATCTTCTCCAAATAGGACATCAGCTTGGGGATCCGCAGTCCGTAACGTTTCATTCTCGGCAGAAGAACACGTAGCGCACGATCATCTGCGCAGTCGGCCAGCGCCGCGCACTCCTCCGGTGTCGCTGCCGGCGTCATATCATGCAGCGCCCGGTAGATGCGCAGCGCCATCAATGGCTGATCGCTTTCTTTCGTGATCGCGTCCAGCTCCTTCACGCCGCACCCAAGGAACTCCGCCGGTGTATTGGCGTTCCACTTCACAGCGGCGGCGTTCTTTACGCCCCGCCCTGCCAAGTCCCGGACTGCATCTTGCAGCCCCAGCTTCACCAGCCATTCGACCTGCTTCGGATAAAAACAAGCCGCCGTCAGCAGTTCTATAAAGTCGTCGCTGGCAATCCTCACCTGTTCCAGACGGCACCAGCGCAGGGCACTTTTCTGGAGCTCCGGCAGTCCGATCATGTCATAGCTCTTGCCTAACTCGCTGCAAAATCCATAGGGTGAGTGGATATGCCACATACCGCCCTTACGACCGGCGCTTTTCCCCGGTGTATCCTGATAGCTGTAATTAAAGAGACCGTTGCTCCACCATACCCGTGTGGCCGCTTCTACCTTTCCCGGCGTGAAGCGGTAAACGCCCAGCAGCTTCACCTTCGGCAGCATGGTCAAAACCGGTGCGTGAGTCAGTGGTTCGTTGGTTCCATAATCCTTGGAGCAATCCCACGCTGTGGCCCACAGCGCCCCGCGCCATTGCCGCAGCACCACCGCCCGTCGGTATTCCCAAAGGTTTTTTCTCCGACCGCTGTAGCGCAGTTCCTTCACCGTGACTTCTTTGCCGCAGTAGGGGCACTTTGCCCGCATCTTCGGCGGCGGTGTGTTGTCCCAACTGTTTCTCGGCTCCGGTGTGTGCGGTGCTCTCAGAATACGCAGCTCGTCCGCGTTGTCAGTATCCGTCCTGATAAAAACATGCTTCCGGCAGCAGGTCGTCCATACCTCGCCGGTGCTGTTCCGTTTGAAGAGAAACGCCCGGAACAGGGTGTTGATGGCCAGTTTTTCCGGATCATTCAGCTCAGGGGCCAAATGAACCAGCTCATCCGCTCTTTTCCCGCTGTCCATGACCATCACCAGAAGTCGGTCAGATCCAGCGTCACAGCCTTAACGGGTTCAGCTGCCGGAACCACCTTTGCGTCGCTCTCGCACAAAGCAATCCGCATTGTCATGGTCACATCACAGCCGGGAAAATAAAAAGCTGCTGCTTTCTGATAGGCCTTCAGGTCGCTGATGCAGCTCCCCACACCCTCGCATACCTTTTTCAGGCAATCCGAAAAACTGCCGCCCTGTACTACCGCTTGGGCAAATTCCGCATCCTGACGGCAGAACTCCTCCAATGCAGCGCGCACCTCCCTCTTAATGACACTCTCCTTCTGGCCTGTCACCTTTTTTTCTTCCTCTGTCAGCTTTTTCAGCGCCATGGCAAGAAAGTCATTGCTGCTCATAGATATCCTCCTATTCTTCACTGAGATTTTTCCCGTAAATAATGCTTTTTCCAGTACCGCCGCGCAGCGGCCTGTGCCTCTTTTTCTTCAATGGCCCGCAGCTTCTGGCAGGGCTCGCACTCCACGCCTTCGCCGTTAAAGTGCCGCTTGCACCGGATGCACACGTTCCGCAGCACCTCGCTTTTTCGCACCAGCTCACACTGGCAGAAGATCTTCGCCCACGGCACGCCCCAGAACCGGGCCGCCTCCACCGTGGCCTGCTCCCAGTCCGGTGCGACCACCGGCACCTGCACATGGCCCGGCGCCGTGATGAACCATAAATAATCCCGCTTCCTTGCCGTCGCCACGGCTATCACCTCCTCCCGTGGTTATGCTGGTGCCGGTAATACTTGTTCCGCTGCTGCTTTGCCCCGGCGTCCAGTATGTATGTCTTTTCCGACTGTTCCGCCCGCAGGTCATAGAGCTTGTCCCGTTCTGCCCGCCATTCGGCGTACCCATGGGAACACCGTGTTGTGCATCCGGCGCCCCTGTCCGGGCAGTCCTTCACACAGGGGCTGCCATGGTAGCCCTGGCCGCTCATTTCCGGTTCTCCAGCTTGTCCACTAGGCGGAGGACGCCGCAGGCCAGCCGCCACGCCCCCACAAACAGGCAAATGTACGTCAGCGCCGTCATACGCCCACCGCCCCCATCAGCATTTCGTCCCAGGTGGCGATCCGGTCGGTGCCCGCCACCTGCACCTGATACTGCCAGTAACCGCTTTTTCGCGTGGCCCGCAGTACCGTGCCCTCCGGGGGATGCCCGCCGTTCTCCTCACAGGCTCTCGGCGCGAAGTTGAGCACCCGGTCGCCCTCAGCAAATTTTGCACCCCTGCACTTTTTCTTCCTGCTCATCTGATATCCTCCTTTGTGTATTCCTTTTATGGCTCCCTTGTGTAAAGGGAGCTGTCAGCCGCAAGGCTGACTGAGGGATTGTTCTTTTGGCTCCTCAACCGGGTAGAAGTGCGCCTGCCCGGCGAACCGCACGTTCAGCAGCGTCACGTTTATCATCGTGGCCAGCCGTGTGCGCTGCTCCGGCGTCAGCGTGTCCACATCTGTCTCCACGCCGTTCACCTTCACAAACGCCTTCACCGTGATGGGCGGCCGTTCCTTCTTCGCCATGTAAGCGTCACTCCTTTCCTGATAGTCTGAGCCTATGCCGCACCGGGATTGTCCTAGTTGCTCCCGACCGCCAGATATGGTAAAATTTATCTGGGAAAGGGGGCCGTCACTTTGACCGATGCCGAAGCGCTGCGTAAGCAGATCCGTGATTTCGTTAACAGCGCCAGCCTGAATGATGGCTGTGTACCGCCATGCACCGCCGAGGACATTGACCGGGTGGTCGACCGGCTTGTACCGGTGTTGGATGATATCCTTGGCGATATAGAGGGTATCCTGTGATTGTCCCGCCGTTTTCGGCGGGGCTTTCCTTTTGTCGGGCTAAACCACCGCCGGACAGTCACGGTGCCGTCCCTGTGGTGGTGGATCGCCTCGTGCATGTACAGCATCGCTCACTCACCTCCTCCCTGCCGATTCTTATGTCCTCCCCCGAAAACTCGCATAAATGCGAGTTTTCAGTTAAAAAAAACAGCGACAGCCTGATCTCGCGTCATCTTGGTGCAGGCGGCAATCTTCTCTGTCTGCTCGACAGTGAATGTGCCGCCTCCGGCCTTGATTTTACGATACAGTGTCGCTGTGCTTATGCCTGCACTGGCAGCCATCTGGTCGATAGTTACCCCGTTCTCCTTGGCGATCTTTTTCAGAAGCTCCATTTTAGCGCTCATGTCATGTCCTCCTTTCTTGCATAAATGCGAGTTTCTATTGTCTTTATACCACAGTCGTTTCCGCTTGTCAATACAAAAATATCATTTATGCGAATTTTCTGTTGCATTTTTGCGAAAACTATGATATTTATATGCTGAGGTGATTTTATGACTATTGGTGAACGCATGCGTAGCCGCCGGAAACAGCTTGGTTTTTCTGCTGAATATATTGCCGAAAAACTCGGCTGCTCTCCTGCTACCATATATCGCTATGAAAACGGATATATTGAAAAGATGCCTATTGACTCCGTCTCCCCTATTGCGTCTATTCTCGGCGTCACTCCCGCTTACCTGATGGGCTGGGAAGATGAATTCGGCGCAGAAAAAACCGCCGCCGGTGAAGGCGACGGTCTTTCCCCATTGGAGAAAAGGCTTATGCAGTTGGTGCATCGTCTCTCGGACGATCAGAAGGAGATGCTGCTGGCGCAGATAGAACTGCTGCTAAGTAAGCAAGGGTGACAATCTGGTTTTCCTCCGTCAGCTGCCGGAAGCAATCAAGGATCATTTCATCTTTGCTTTTCATCATTCTTTCCTTTCGCGGAGCTCCAATGTAAAATTTTGGGCCCATCTGCAAGTATAATCCCCTTCCACATATCTTTCCATAGAAAAATGGTAATCTCAAGGAGGCTTTTATGAACGATGGCAGCGAAATGGTCACGACCGAAACCCCGAAAGAGAAGTCCCACATGTCTTTCTGGGATGTTCTGACACTCTTTCTCCTTCTTTCTGGTGCCGTGGGTGGTGGTATGAGCATCACGCGTGTACTTGAGCACTTTGGTGTTAATTCTGACGTTTGCAATCTAGTCGCCGGCCTTTACTGGATTCTGTACTGTGTACTTGTCATTTCCCGCGTCCGAACCAAGTCTGATGTGCAGCGCACCAGAGATGCCGCTTACAACGAAGGCTTTCTGGCTGGACGCGATCACGAATCCCCAATCTCCTACGCAGCCGGTGAACAGCGTGGCTATGACCAAGGTGATTTCAAACGCCCATAAACAAAAACCAGCCCGCCCCGGTTCCCCGGAACGGGCTGGTGTGTAGCTATTCTATTTTCCCTTCGGTTTCCAGTTGTGATTATACCGTTTGCATGCGGTCTCCAGCTTGCGGAAGTCGCAGCAGACCTTTTCATAGAACGGATTTTTTCCGCTCACTTGCTTCGCGTATGTATTGATGGCGCGGCGCTCTATGATATCTTTGTTCTTGGAACAGTAGTGGAACTGTTTCAGCAGCAGCGTCTGATACGCTTTGTCCGTCTCTGCGGCAATGTCAAATTCGATCAACTGCCCCTGTTTTACCGGCACCATGTTATTAAAGCCCATGATGCCCAACCGGCCTTCATCCAGTTTCAGGATGGGGCCGCCGGATTTGATATTGGCGTGGTTCGGCTTTGGCGATTCCAGCGGCACATAATAGTTTTGCCCGTTGACCTTCAGCACGACCCCCACATAGGGACGCCGCTCACCCTTGTTGAACTGTACCCGTCTGTCCGTTCTGTGGAGATATGCGATGTATTCTTCTCTGATATGATAAAACTTCAAATAGCCCAT